TAAATAACATTGTACCGTATTCCATCAATCGCGTGGTTAAAGTTATCAATGTACAACTTCGACCCTCTGTCCATGTATGCGTAATTGTTTAATTCTTTGGCTATGTTATGACTATTTCGCTCAACTATTAATTGATAATCCAACATCATTGTAATACCACTTTCAATCGTTCCTTTCTTAACCGCTTGAATATTTATGCCTTTCGACTTTAAGTCAGCTATTAAACGAGGCTCGGCACTATCGGCAATAATAAGCATATCGCCAACCCTATCCGTAATCATTTGAGCCAGTACGTGCGTTTGCAATCCGTTTGAATAAATATGTTCTTTAAGGTAGATTATCTTTTTAGACTTGTCTATTGCCACCTCGGTAAGCGTGTCAGGATCAACGGAAAACCCGAAGTCCATTCCTCCAGACGTTTGTAGTTCGTCGGGGTTAAACTCGCCAAACCTCCAATTTGTAAACACGACCCCCTCGGCTTTATCTAACCAACCGCCTAAAATAATATGCTTGTACTTTGACGGGTTGCTTTCCTTCATGCGTTCAATCTGCGAAAGGAATGACTGCGAAAGGTTAGCTTTATTGTTTAGGTAGGTCGTATGAATGTAGGTTGTATCGCCTACAATCTCACTTACTCCAGCATCAACTCCGCGCTGCTCAAAGAAACGTTTATAAATAAAATGTTCTTTCGTTGCTGGATTCATAACCAAAATAACTCTGTTCTGTATTCCTTTGGCACGAATAGAGAAGTCTATTTTGTCGAACGTTTCTTCGTCGTTAAGTTCTTCCGCTTCGTCGAGTACCCATGTGGTGACATTTGCCAATGATTTTAGGTTTGCCGTCTGTGTACCGCTGGATGTTTTAATACCTTTGAATAGTATCTTAGAACCCGTTTTTATGTTTATTATCTCGTCCTTCGTTATATGAAAATCACCTGTTAAATTAGACGTTTCAATCTTATCAATAAATTCTGGAATGATTGATACGTGAGCACTTGTTAACGTATAACGAGTGAACAGGATTACGTGTCCAGATTCATAGGTCAGCAATAGCAAAAAGGAGTTCAAAGAATAAGATTTCCCTGAACCCCTCCCTCCTGTAACCATGAAATATCTACTCTCCGAACCAAGCAAAGAATATCTATGATTGATCTTTATCAATTTGGAATATCGTCTTTATATCAAAGTTACTTAAACTGTGTGTTTGGTCAATCGTTTCTTTTGGTTTGCCAAGGTAATATTCTAAGAATAGTTTGATCGCTTGAACGTCGCCCTTTTCGGTTGCAATATCTTTTAGCTTTTTAATGACCGCTACGACCTCCTCAGGTGTCGACGCTTGGTCTAATAGTTCCAAGTATTTATTCTTTCTCTTATCGACCCCTTTCGCCTTTGTCGAGTGCCCTTGGTTGCCGTTGTTTTTTCTTCCGTCTGCCATTTCTAATATGATTTAATATTTAGATTCCTATACATCATAACTTTCATACACCTTAACTAAATTCAGTACTATCTCTTTAAAGCATGAAGCGCAGTTTGAAGGCTCTAAACGCACTTTCATAACTCGCGAATAGATTTCCCTAACTCGTGTTACTTCGGACGGTTTAAACGTGTTCTTTGTAGATAATTCAATTTCTGTTAAATAATTAAATTCAGCCTCGGTCAAACATTCTGGTTTGCGGTATGGAAAAATAGCGTTCAACTTCGCTTTTCTTTCATCACATCCGCAATCTTCGCCCATGATAAATTTGGCTACTTTTGCAATTCCCGTCGCTTCGAGAACTTTCTCTACCGTGTCGCCTAATCCAACGGACTTTTCGACTGTTTTTTTTGTTGTTTTTTTTACTGGTTTTTTCATAGTTATTTTATTAATTCAAAATCTTCGTTTAAATAATCCTCGTAATCTTCGCCGATCCTTCGCTTCAAATTTCCTTTGCAAGTTTTTATCGTTGTAAATATGGACGACAAACTAATTCCTGACTTGTCAGAAATATCTCGCATTGAAAAACCCGAATCTTTATAAACTCTAAAAAGAAAACCGTCGTACCAATGCCACGAATCAATTTCGGCTTCAATTTTTTCGCTTATGATTAAACTTGCTTCATCTTCAAACGGGTTCTTTTGTTTGTCAGAAAGTGAGTAGAATTTATCTATTGATACCTCTCGATTTTTATTCGCTCGTAGATAATCAAAGTAAACGCTTCTAAGCGTTAACCACATATATCCCTTATTCACTTCTTTTGAAACAAACTTATCCGCATAATCTAAACGTAAAATCCGAATATATGTATCTTGCACAATATCTTCGGACATATTACCTGCGCCAAAAGTCTTAACTATTTCGACCCATTCCTTATGGAGTTTAGCAATTTTTTCTATATTTTCCAAACGCGCGTCATTTTCATAAACCTTATTCTTTGAAGTGCGCAATCGCAAAAGGCAATAGAAAAGCCATCGTTTCGAGTTCGTTTTTAGCAACGAGCGGATGTTGATTAACTGAGCATTTCACGCCTACTCCTTTTTTAGAGTAGATGTATTCCTCAATTAAAAACATTATTTCGTCCTGCGTCAACGGATTTTTTATTGATAACTCTTTTGCGTTGTACTTCATTTTTTCAAATGTACGAAAAAAACTAACTGTTTTATTTCTTTAATACTTTAAAATCATTCATAATTTTAATCAATTTATCAACGGTTTTTGCACTTGGTGAGTTTTCGCCAGTCATTAAGCCTTTGACAACTTGCGGAGTTTTACCGAAGTGTTTAGCCATTGACGAGTGAGAACCGTTCCAGAGTTTAGAAAAATCGTTTAAATCCTTACGGAATGTTTCCGCTACGTTTTTGTTTGTTTTTGTTTTCATGTTTGTTTGTTTGTTTTACTTAACCACTGGTTATAAATCTCTGTTGCTATGTTTGCAACCATTACAGGCGGAACGCTCATACTCTAAAACATTGTTAATTGGCTTTGGTGCGTTTTAAGCCGTTTTAATGCATCTTTATAGTATTCTGCATCTAATTCACAAGCAACCAAGTCAAATCCATTCTTATCGCAAGCAATCGCTATTGAGCCAGAGCCTAAATGCGTGTCAAGTATCTTGTTTCCTTTCTCTGCGTATTTTTTTAAACACCATTCATAAAGTTTAATTGGCTTTTGTGTTGGGTGTCGTTTTTTACCATCATAATCAGGCAATGTAGATAGTCTTTTAAAAATTCTAATATTTTTATCAATACTACACCAAGCCAATTCAGCTTCAGAAAAGCTTAAGTTAGGGTTTAGCTTATCCCAAATCAACCAATTATTGTTCAATGGCAAATCAAAATAATTCCCACCCCAAATAATTTGGTTTTTACTAACTCTAAAAAGTTCATCAAAGTATTCTTTAGTAGGTACTGCACTATCCCAATCTTTACCTTTTTTAAATTCGTGTTTACCGCTTCCCATTGTCATTTTACCAGCGTTTATTCCATAAGGAGGGTCTACTATTGCGAGGTCAAAGTGGTTGTCCTCATACCTTGCCATTAGTTGCATATTATCTTCGTTTGTTATTGTCATTATCTATTAAGTTTATCGTTCAATTAACTACATACAACACTACCTATATGTCATGGCTGAAAAAGCCACGCCACATAGCCAATGCGTTACCCAACAAAAGGAGCAAGTTCTGTTTCTATATATTCTCTTGCAAACTCAACCGATTCTTTAAGGCTCTCAATCATTTCGGCGTTGTACTCAATCTCGAATGATTTTATCCGTAAGTTCTCAGGCAAATGATCGTAGTTTAAATCCTTATCTGCCTCGTCCCAGTTTTCAATAGATGGCTCATCTAATCCTTCATCTTTTGCCTTTTGCCATGCTAACTGGTTAATCTGTTCCATCGTGCCATTCTCTAAACAGTAACACAGTTTCGCTTTACGTTTACCAGTTAGCTCCATGTATATTTGCAACTGCGCTTCGTACATCATAGGCGGTTCTTTCATGAAAAAAGGAAAGGTAAAAGCATCCCATGAACATTTAACGTCAATGATAGTGTCATCTGTTATAATGTCGGGCGTTCCTGTAAAGTAGTCGTTTTTAAAAAACTGTTCGTTCTTTACCAAATCTTTATCCACTCTTTCGATTGCGAGATTTTCCGATTCAATACCACGTCTAAGATATTTAGAATTGATTACTTTACGCTTTCCTGTAATTTGTGTAATGTACCACTCTTTGATGAATGTTTTTGGCGTTTCGGCTTTTGAACACGCCCCTTTTGCGGTCAGCATATTACCAGCTGCACTTGCTCTTAATTTAAACTGTTTCATCTTTCAATATTTTAATTTGTTCAGCTTTTAAATCGTATGTCGCAAGTAACTTTTCAAAAGTTACCGTTTTTCCCTGTAGTGCCTTCTTTGCTGCATCAATATTCGTCAAGGCTTTTTTAGACGTTTTAAGGACGTTAATTGTGATCGGTCTACGTTTACCCTTTGATACCGTTTCGAGTACTCTGGTTGGCTCGTTAATGTGCGAGGCGTGAGATATTCTAATGCCACCAACTGCATCGCCTCCAAACTTTACATTTTCATCTCGGTAAAGTGTTAATGACTTACCAATGAAATTATCGCCTTCAACACCCCACAGTTGAATTAAAACTCTACGCATACCTTTTGACGGCTTGTACGGTTTGTTGTTGTCGCCTTCAAAGTAAACCTGTAAAGGTTGGATTTCAGAATCGAGAACTTTTACATCTCGAATTTTAATTGTCATTGCTCCACCGATTAAGTCATCCGCATTGAGCTGGTCGGATTTCGGTGTGATTGTTTTTGAAATATTCATATATTTATTTTTTAAGTGTTTACAAATGTAATTAAAATTAATCAATAAAACTATTTTTAATAAAAAAAATTCACAAGCACCTTTCGGAGGAGGGCAAGTCTAAGAATCAAATTGAACCAGCACGATAAAATTAAGTTCTTATTAATATCCAAATCATGTGAATTTTTT